ATAATTAAGGGTATCATACTTTTAATAATTTGTCAATAGTTTTTTGTATATAATAATTATCCTTTTATTAAAGACAAAGTATTTAGCCTTTTATAAATACTATACAAACCACTTTAAATACTAGTTGACTTTTTAATAATATTATGTTATAATACTTGTATAGAATAAAAGTTCCTTTTAAAGGGTAAACTGCTTTGGATGATAATGTTAATATAGAAATACTAGAGGCTTTGCCTGAGACACCTAAACGTCGTGGGGGTAAAAGAGTTGGCGCAGGTCGCCCTGCTTTGGTGAGAGAGAACAGCGAGAGGATTGCACAAGGACTTGCTCCTATCCCTTTGAAACCTCCCAAGCCTAGAAAATTTAAAAGTAATGCTGTCCTCCCTGTTTCTAAAAAGGCTAGGTCACAAGAAATCCTTGCAGAGATGCTAGGTAAGAAAAGTAAATACATTGTCCAGAAAGTGTTAGATAAGGCTTTGGATGATGAAGATGAAGACCAGATGGCTTGTCTTAAACTTGTCATGGATAGAGTGCTTCCAGCAGACTACTTGGCTAAAGCTAAAGGGAAGAGCAATCAAATTAGCATAACCATTTCTGGTGTAGGGGAAACCACTGTCATTGGACAAGAGGAATCAATAGATTCCGAAGACATACAAGACGTTGAGTTTGAGGATGTAGATGACGACGCTTAACGTAAAACTGCACGAGAAGCAACTTGAGATATTTAACGACAAGCACCGCTTTAGGGTTGTAGCTGCGGGTCGTCGATTTGGTAAGAGTCGTTTAGCTGCATGGCTTCTTTTGATAGAAGCCTTAAAGAGTAACAACAAAGATGTGTTCTATGTAGCTCCGACATATCAACAAGCTAAAGACATTATGTGGGGTGTGCTTAAAGAACTAGGGCATGAAGTCATTGCCTCTGCACATGAGAACACTTCAGTGCTTACCCTTGTCAATGGTAGAAAGATTTATTTAAAAGGGGCTGACCGCCCTGACACACTTCGTGGTGTGGGTTTAGCTTTCTTAGTAGTCGATGAATATGCCGACATTAAAGCAAACGTGTGGGAACAGATTTTAAGACCAGCCCTTGCAGACGTTCAGGGTGGTGCAGTGTTTATCGGGACCCCAAAAGGTAGAAATCATTTTTATGAAATGTTCAAATATGGGGAGGCTGGGAAAGACGAAGAGTGGGCTAGTTTCCATTACACATCTTATGACAATCCGTTAATCCCTGCTAAAGAAATTGAAGCAGCTAAAAGCAGTATGTCTAGTTTTGCTTTTAGACAAGAATTTATGGCTTCTTTTGAAGCCGCAAGTAGAGACATCTTTAAAGAAGATTGGATAATAATAGATGAAGATGAGCCTGACGAAGGTCGTTTTTTCATTACAGTTGACTTGGCTGGCTTTATTAATGTGGATAGAGAGTCTGGCAATAAAAATAAAAAGCTAGATGAGACAGCCATAGCCGTTGTTAAAGTACATGAAGGTGGTTGGTGGGTTGCAGACATCTTGCATGGTAGGTGGGACATTAAAGAAACAACAAAGCAAATTATGGATGCTGTCATCCAATACCAGCCTGTAGCAGTGGGCATTGAAAAGGGGAGTTTAAAAAATGCTGCACTTCCATATCTTACTGACCTTATGCGTAGGCACAATCACTACTTTAGAATTGATGATGTTACACATGGCAATCAAAAGAAAACAGACCGAATTGTCTGGGCTTTGCAAGGTAGATTTGAACACAAGAAAGTAAGACTTAATTATGGTAGTTGGAATAATGAGTTCATTGACCAACTAGTAAACTTTCCAAACTCAATGTTACATGATGACTTAATTGATGCTTTGGCTTACATTGACCAAATTCAAGTCGTAGAATACTTCCAAGATTATGAGGAAGAGGAATACGAAAGCTTAGATGCAATTAGTGGATATTAAATAGGAAAAATAAATGCAGAATAAACTTGTAGCGTGGATTAAAGATTATACGGATGACTGGCGCAGACACCGTGATGATAACTATCTAGAAGACTGGAAAGAGTACGAACGTATGTGGCGAGGTGTTTGGGCTGCAGAAGACACCACTCGTAGCTCAGAACGTAGTCGTATTACATCACCAGCTACACAACAAGCTATTGAGAACCATACGGCTGAGATAGAAGAGGCAGTGTTTGGACAAGGCGACCACTTGTTTGAAATTCAAGATGACATGGTGGATAAAGACCCTCGTGACGTTGCGTATGTTCAGAACTACATCAAACAAAACAATAAAAAACAAAAAGCTCGTAAGTACATTGGCGATAGTATTCTCTTAGCTTCTATCTATGGTACAGGCATTACAGAGATTATCACTAAGAAAGTAACACAGTTTGTCCCAGCCACACAACCTATGCCAGGTGTAGATGCAATGGCAATTGGTGTAGAAGAAAAAGAAGTGGTTGTTGTTTCATACAAACCAATTAACCCACAAAACTTCCTAATTGACCCTACTGCTTCTAGCATTGAAGAGGCAATGGGTGTTGCCATTGAAGAGTTTGTCTCAGCACACATTGTAGCACAAAAAGTAAAAGAAGGTGTGTACAAAGACACAGACATTGAGGATGACAGCCCTCCTGATGAGAAGATTGAACCTACTTTTGTTGATGAAAACTTCTACAATGACGACAAAATTCGCATCATTCGCTACTATGGACTAGTGCCAAGAGTCCTTCTTGAGTCTGATGGTGAAGAAGAAATTGCAAACCTACTAGGTGAAGAAGAAGAAGTTTCTGACCTAATGGAAGAGTATGGTGATTTGGTTGAGGCTGTTGTTGTCATTGGCAATGATAAGCTGTTAAAAGCTGAAAAGAACCCATTCATGATGCAGGACCGCCCTGTGGTTGCCTATCAAGATGATTCTATCCCTAACCGATTCTGGGGTCGAGGCATTGCTGAGAAAGCATATAACATGCAGAAAGCCATTGACGCACAACTTCGTAGTCATTTGGATAGTCTAGCCCTAACTGCAGTTCCTATGATGGCTATGGACGCTACAAGGCTTCCTAGAGGCAGTAAATTTGAAGTACGTCCAGGTAAAACAATCCTTACCAACGGAAACCCTGCAGAAATTATGATGCCATTTAAGTTTGGCTCTACTGACATGGGGAACATTGAGATTGCTAACAAGTTTGAAGGTATGTTGCTACAAGCTACTGGTACTTTGGATAGTGCTGGCATGCAGACACAACCTGCAGGTGCTGGTGAGATGTCTATTGTCCTTTCATCTATCATCAAGAAAAACAAACGCACTCTTGTAAACTTCCAAGACCAATATCTAATTCCACTAATTGAGAAGACTGCTTACCGCTTTATGCAGTTTGACCCTGAGAATTTCCCAGTAAAAGACTACAACTTTGTTGTCAATAGTTCTCTTGGTATGCTTGCTCGTGAAGTAGAACAATTGCAAATGATTAACTTGATGAAAACGCTTGGTCCTGATAGTCCTATTATGCCAGTGTTAATGCAAGGTGTTATTAATAATAGCTCACTCCCTAACAAGACAGCATTATTAGAGCAATTAGCACAAGCTTCACAACCTAATCCTGAAGCACAGCAACTACAACAAGTTCAAACACAGATGCAAATGGGTTTATTACAAGCTCAGATTGCTGATTTAAACTCTAAGGCTCAAAAACAACAAGCAGAAGCACAGCAAGTAATGGTTGACACTCAACTAGCCCCTGAAGAGGCTAAAACTAAGCGAGTTGCTGCCCTTTCTACAAACTTAAGTAATCAAAATCCTAATGATGACTTTGAGAAACGTGCCAAAGTAGCTGATTTAATGCTGAAAGAGAAGGCAATTGACTTGAAAGAACAAGACTCTGCCCGTAATGCAGAAATTGTTAGACTTCAAATGGCTAATAAACCCTTGACAAACTAATTAAATTATGTTATAATATTAACATTAACTGCTATTATACCACAAAGAAACGGAGAATACAATAGCATGGATAGAGAATTACAAGATTATTTTGAAAATCGTTTCTCAACTATGGCATCACCTGGTTGGAAGGATTTCATAGAAGATACACAAGCCCTTTACGATGTTTATGCACAAGTTAGCACAGTTAATTCTGTAGAAGATTTGTACAAACGCAAAGGGCAACTAGATATACTCCAATGGGTGTTGAATTTGAAGAATGTTTCAGAACAAACTTATAAGGAGTTGCAAGATGAAGAAGCTGTTTGACTTTCAATGTCGAGATTGTAAAGAAAATTTCGAGAAACTTACTGAATACACACAAGTTTCTACATGCCCTCTATGTGGTGCAGATGCCGATAAATTAGTATCAGCACCTCGTATCAGTTTAGAGGGAATTTCAGGAAGCTTTCCAGGTGCGGCAATCGCTTGGGCAAACAAGCATAAACCAATTGCTCAAAGAGATTAAATCTGCCAAGAATTTAGTTTCTTTCCTACAATGCTAAAAGCACAGGAGAAATAGTATGGCAAAAGTATTAGATGATGTTTTAGAAAGCAATACAATTACAGATTCTTTGGATGAGCCAATTGTACAGGATGAAGTTTATATTGCCCCTGTAGAAGAGGAACTACCAGAGAAATATCGTGGAAAAACACCTAAAGAAATTGTTGCAATGCACCAAGAGGCTGAGAAGTTAATTGGTAAGCAAGGTAGTGAAGTAGGTGAGCTGCGTAAAGTTGTAGATGACTTTATTAAGACACAAACATCAAAAGACTTAAAGAC